GATTTTCAAATGCCGGATTGTCCGGCGTGGTCATCGACAGCGCGTGAGAGATCGTGGCTGGCATGCGTTATTCTTCGTCAAACTCTGTATTGACTAATTGCCCGTGCCACCGTGCCGTGAGCCATTCATCGACCGGCTGGGGCTGGCTCGGGACTTCAAACGCATTGACTTGCCGCGCTTCCCGTTTTACGTCCTTGTACTCCTCCAACGCCGCTATCTTCTTGCTGTTCGATTGCGTCAATGCTTCGGCGCAATGCCAGGCCATTTTGCACGCCAGCATTTCCACAAAGAGCGGATCAAACAACGTCGGGTCGGTGATCTTAGCGATGTAACGGATTTCCAGCGCCGCCCCGTCGTTCGTCAGGATCGCCAGCACGCCTTCGTGATATTCCAGGTGCCAGTCCAAGCCGACGCGAGCCGGTTTAATCAAACGGAGAAAATCGGTGGGAACGGGAAAGGCGTAGCCAAACTTAAAGTCAGGCTCGGTGACATGGGCCGCCAACGTGGCGCGGCGCTTCGCAAACTTCCACAGGTTCGCCCGCAACTCACGATCCCGTAGCGCCTCGTAACAGGCGTTCATCGCGCGAGCCCCAGCACTGTTCTCGGTCAGGGAGACAATCGGCGGCTCGCCAAGTTTTTGCAGGGCCAAGTTGGCAATCGACACATAGCTGGTCGCCATAGCCCTCCTAAGGCGAGGCCACCCCCCGAGCAATCGAGAGGTGGCCCTGCATCATCGCTAGGCGATGGGTTCAGTTGCCTTCGTTTGCAGATACGCCTCAATCGCCTCGAGGGCATTGAGGACCAGAATCTTTCTGGTATAGGCCGTATCGCTAATTCGCAATTCGACTGCCGCACTCGTCGTCGTCGCTTGCTCGGTGACATCCCCAGGAAGTCGCCCGCCAATCGCCACGCCGTAGAATCGGTCTGCCATTTACGTCTCCTTTCGGTTACTGCTCAAACCGCGCCCGAAGCAGCACGGCTCCGGTACCCGCGGTAATGTCCGTCCCGACCGTCAAGCACAGATCCAACTGTGTCTTCGGGTCTGCGGACATGCCCAGCGCCTGCCAGAGCGGCTGCGTCTGCTTCGCCAAGGTGTTCGTAGTGGACTCATTCAGCACGTCGGTGTTCACGACGGCTGACGTCACAGCCACACCGGTCGCAAAGAAGTCCGAATCGACGACCGCCCCGCCATCGCCGTTCGTGCGGTAGACGCCGATATCGAATGTGCCTCCGCCCTGCGCGGCGCTGGAGAAGCGCAATTCTGAAATAATCGCGTTCGACGGGACCGAGCACATGCGAATCACAGAGGTCCCACTGAGGGCCGCCGTGACGCTTGCCAAGTACCCTGCCGCACACCGACTCACAGCCCCTTCGCCCAGTCCAGGGTTGTTGAGCACACGCGGGGTCGCTTCCCGATTGGTAATCTGTACACTTTTGAGCGTCAAATCAATCGCCATGTGGATTCTCCCTTAGCTAAAATTAGGCTCTGTAGGACTCGATATTGTACACCTTGTTCTCTTCCAACCGCGTCGCCCCGAAGGTCGCCATGATGTAGGATTCCCACGGCTCGCCTCTGAGTTGCATGTTCTTGTAGATCGAGGTCGTCACATCGTTCCAGATGCCCAAGTGCATGCCGCTCTTGGCCCACACCGGCACATTGACTTCATTGGTGCCTGCCGCAGCCGTCTCAATCAACTCACAATGCACAAACTCCATGCCGAGGAAGCGATCCACGCGGCCATCCTTCAGCACGGGTTTGTCCATGCCATTGAAGTCCGAACTAATGATCTGGATTTCTTTAAGCAGATTGGCTTCGTCCCTCGCGGTCAGCCCCACATAGACCTGCTCGGTGTCGAAGTCTACGAACTGACGCTGCATCAACTCTTTCACATCCAAGAGTTTTTGGACGTTCAAGCGGCTGTTGGCTCCGCCAATCGCCACGTCGATTTCATTGCCTGCGGTAAAGCTGGTGCTGGTCGCGCCCTGCTCGCCGGTTTTCGCGGTGCCGGTAAAGGCCGCGATAATCAGGCGGTCAATCTTGCGTCCGGCTGCAAACACGGCATTCTGCGTGTAGCTGGATTCAGGATCGGTAATGAGCCGGAGCTTGTCGAAGGTGTCAATCGACTGCGTGAGGTCGAAGTCACTGGGCGTCACCCAGCGCCGATCCACGTTGGCGTCCGTCCGCACCTTGGGCTGGAAGCGGCCTGTGACGTCCTGCATTTCGACGGCTCCGATCTGATCGACCGGAGAGGCCAGCTTCCCCGTATACGAGGCTTCCGTGACGGTGCCACGGAGTTTGCTGCCCTTGATCTGCAAGAGTAACATGACATTGGTCGAAAAACTGATCGTGTAATGATCGGGAATGTTAACAGACATAAGATCCCTCTCTCGTAAACCGTGTGGTTGAACTGAGTAGGGTTGTCTGTCTCACGATGAGGCAGGCCCTCGTTTGCGCTCGGTCGCATCGGCCCCAACGAGGAGGTTGTCGATGCTGCGTGTATCTATTCAGATACAGATGTGTTCGCTATACGCTACTTGGGCCTGCCTGTCAAGTGTTAGCGCCGAATTTCTTGGGCGGTCGTACTGCCAGGATAGGCAATCTGATGCAGACGCTCTAATTCACGCCGCGCATCCATCTTCGCCTTGGGGTCGCTGCCCGTCATCACGCGGGCAAAATCCTTATCCGTCTTGAGCCGGTTGATTTCGGCCTTCGCCATGTCCGGTGTCATGTTGTTGAAGGTGGGCGTTGAGCCCCCCATCCCAGGCACCGTCTTATCTTCCACGCCAATCTTCGCCCCGATGTTGTACAGAAACTCCATCGCGCCCTTCGGGCCGAGGGTCGTCTTGAGCGCCGTGACGTGCTCTTGGGTCATCCCGAACGTCTCTGCCGCCTTATCGACCAACTGCGTCCGCGTATCATACTCGCTCCCCCACGCGAGTTTGAGTTCCTGCACTTGCGCGGCATCGCGCTGCTCTTGCTGCGCCTTGATCGCATTGGCCTGCGCTTCCTGAAAGCCATTCCACTTCTCAGCCAGCTTGGCCGCGCCTGCTTGCGTCACACCGGCTTCATGCAGCCACGGCTTGATCTGGTTGGCAAACGTCCCGTCATCGCCCTTCGGGACCGGCAGTACATACTTATCGGCGGTTTCAGGACGGCCCAGCTTGTTGTAGACCGCATCCCACGCCTTCGGATCGCCCGCTTCTTTGGGTGACGGCAATTTGATGAGCCGATCTACAGGCACCCCATGCAACTTCTCAAACTCGCCGTATGACTTCACCACCATCGACGGATCACTGAACTGGTGGCGGTCCACCACGTTCTGCAACTCTGGCGGCAGGTTTAAGGATTTCCAATCGAACGCGCTAGTGGTCGTGGTGGCTGCTGCCGTCTCTTGCGGAGCGGCAGAAGTGGTCGTCGCTGCTGGAGCGGTTGTCTCGGTTGAGGCCGCAGGTGTTTCAGGCATGGGTTACTCCTCTGGTTGGCGCTCTGGAGGGAGGGCGTGATTGCCATACAGGCCCCAGAGCTGTTCATCGGTTAATCGGAGATGGTGCTGGATGCGGAGCCAGACTTCACGACGGCCATCGAGGCGGTCGGATGCGCTGGGCTCGATATGGAACGTCGATTCGTTGGCGCGGCAGAACTTCGCCAGATCGGCCAAGACCGCATCGGTGGTGATGCCGTGGCCGAGGAAGAGGGACTGATACGCCAGTTGCCTGCGCTTCAACGCAGACTGGGCTTTTTCACGCATAGGCCCTTAGGCGACTCCTTGCGGTTGCTTGGGCAAGAGTGTCTTGAGCATGGCGGCTCCGGCGGGGGCCGCGTCAAGCATCTGCTGCTGTTGCGCCTGCTGCGCCCGTTGCGCCCGCATCTGCTGCACTTTCGCCAGATCGTTCCGCCACCGCACCGGCATGGCGTGAATGTCCATCGTCTCCGGCATGATTTCGTCCATGTTGAAGTAGTCGAGCGGCGAGGGATCTTGCGTCACTTCCACAAAGCGCAACGCGGTTTCGAGGGAGCGCATGAACCCTGCCGCTTCTTCGGCCCGCGCCATGCGAGAGAGCGGGGAGTCGTACTGTACGGTGTAGTCGCCTCTCGCGTCAATGAGTCGCTGTGGCATAGGCGGAAGCAACTTCAGTTCGCGCAACACATCCAACTCACGGTCGATCATGGGGCCGAGCGATTCGCTCTGCTGACGGCCCATCGTGGGGGAGAGCAACGCGCCTTTTTCTCTAGCCCGCTCCACCACTTCCGTCGCCGTCATCTGCGGGGTGTCCACAAGAATTTGGAACAGCGTGACGAGGAAGAAGTCGTTGATGACGAGCTTCTCCTGCTCCATGAGCTTATCGCCAATGGCGAGATTTCCCACGGGCAGAGCATGGACGAGTGGGCGGCCTTCGGCGTTCACGCCCCCCGCGTTGATCGCACCGGGCCGCATCGAGAAGTTGTCCACCACGCCGTCGTCATGTGCGAGGAGGACCGGATCGACACTGCGATGCCCTTGCTTGAGCATCGTCTTTTTCATTTCGTTGAGCGAGCGAATCGTCGGCAGCGCCATCATCGCAGGGCTGCGTCCGTACAGTTCGCCCGGCGTCGTCACGTAGCGGCTGATCGCGTAGGGGAAGGTGGAGTACCCGCCCGTCCGCACCGTCTTTTTGCCGGTGATGGAGACATAGACCGATTCGTACTCCATCCCTAACAGATCCACACGGTTCGGATCGTAGTCCTTGCGAGGGGCGACCTTGTGGATGAACCAATGCACCGTCGTCGCCCGCTTGGGATCGCTCGCCTGCTTCGCAATCACCTCCGGCACCTCTTCGCCAAACTGCTCGACGGCTTGCCGTGCGGTGAGGGGGAACTTGCGGTAATTAGAGTCGATGATGCCCTGGTGATTCTCTTGGAAGTAGCATTGCCCCAGGTGGACCGCGCGGTAGCGCAAGCCCTTCTCCTGGCGCGAGTACAGCGCATCGATAAATACATTGCCGGTGCCGAACGCCCCCAGCATCAAATAATCTTCGTGTTTCTGCGATTGAAAGTTGGCGCTGGCGGCGTAGCGATACTGAAACAAGATCCGCGTGACATCTTCAAACCAGAGCCGGACTTCGCGGTTCCGTAAGAGCGAGCGGTCGGACGGCATGAGCGAATGCCACTTGCTATTCCGTGGCGTGAGCATGGATTCCATTGCGGCAGCAAAGCGGCCCAGGGCCAATGCCGCCGTACTATCCACCATCTCATGCAGGAGTTGCTGCCCGTCCGTCAGTTCGATGCGGTTCTGGCCGGTAAAATGGGCACTGTAGTTCGGAAGGACGCGGCGGGCAATATCTTCCCAGGTCTTTTCCCAGTAGGCCCGTTTGCCGGACGCCTGTTCGAGTTCTTGTATCACACTGACGGCGAGGGCATCCGACTGATCCATTTAGGCTCCCGTCAAGTAGGTCTGTTGCGAGTCGCTGGCTCGTTGCGTCTGCGGATTCGTCAAGAGTGTGGAAGCGCGGCCCTGGCGATACTTCTGCGATTCTGCTGCCGCCTTCTGCACCGTGTCATCGGCCAGGGACGGAGCCACCGGTGGCACAGAAACACGCGGCGCTTGCGGACTAAAGAGACCGCCCACTAGATCACCTCACGCTGAAGACCAGAGAGCGTCTGATCGTTACTAGTGAGGGTTTGCGAGGCTTTCCGCTTCCGCCCTCCCCCCAGCACTTCCGTCGCGGCTATGGCCCGCTTGCGCGAGGCTTGTTCTTCTTCGCCGGTTTGTGGACGCGGAATCAAGGCTTGGCGCTCGGCTTCGGCTTGCCGTGCGGCCTCCATCGTCTGCCGATCTTTCTCCATGAGGTCGTCACGCTTGTCATTCGGCGAGCCAGGGAGATTCACTTTCGCGCGCGGCGAGACTTGCTGGGCTCCCGCATTGTACGCCATATGTCCCAGCGCCACTGGCGGCAAGACCCACTCGATTGGATTCACTCCTCCGCCCATAATCCCCTCCGTTGTATCTGTTCCGATACACTGATTTGCGCCGCCTGTCAAGTAAACAGCGCGTAGTCCACGTCTTTCGCCACTTTATTGGCCGTGATCGGACCGCGTGCCCCACGGAGATCGCGGCGGGCGACCCGGTTGGCAAAGGTCAGCGCCAGCGCATCGCCATCATCCGGCGAATACAGCCCGCGCTGCTTCAGCGACTCCTTGCTTTCCAGCATGACGGCATCTTTCGCCTTGCCGAAATAGTCATATTCCGGCGTCGTCAGATCGGCAAAGAGTCGTGTATCTTTATCGATACACCCGCCCCCCAGCCAGTCGCGCAAGTTGGCCCACATCTCGGTGCGCTTATTCGCCCATTCCGGGGAGGTCGCCGATCCGCCGAACCAGACTTCGTTCACGCGCAGGCCCAACTCCTTCACGCGATCAATCACGCCGGTGCCGTTCCCCGCATCGACGTTGATCGCATCAGGCCGGTAGTGGTTGGCGATCTCGACGAGCTTGTTGGCGATGTACATGTTATCGCGTTCGGTAAAGCGAATCGGGGGAATACTCCGCGCATCGCGGCCTTTCCTGAACCGAAACACGGTCTGATCGTCGCCGTAGCGGGCAATATCCACCCCGACAATCAGCGGCGCATCGCGGTCCTCGACTACCTCTCGGTGTTGCGCCTCGTACACGAGTTGATTGGAGATGAATTGCCGGTTCCCTTGCTTGGGAAACTGGCCCAGCACTTCGATCCGCACGGGGTCGCTATCAATCCCGTGCTGGTCGATGAGGGCTTGAAACACCTGCGGATCGCTGCCTTCGACCGTACGAGCGTCCAAATGTCGCAGCTTCCAATCGGTATTGGGCGTATGAAAGCAATCATAGAAGCCGCCGCTGTTCCGGCGCGGGTTGCTAAACACAAACCAATAGCGGTTGAGATGCTTTCTGGCAAAGAAGCCGGACGTGACAGTAAAGATGGTCGAGGGGATACCCGACGCTTCATCGAACAAGACGCAGACGCCATGCGGGTTATGCACGCCTGCGAACGCATCAGGGTTCTCTTCCGACCAGAGCTGGCCTTGGCAGTAGTAGTAGCCGCAATCAATCCCCAGCTGGGACTTCACCAACTCCGCAAACCAGGGGGCTGGTCGAACCGACAGGACCGTGGCTTCAAACCAATGGCTGTTAATCAGGAGATTCGTCCATTTGCCCAACTCGGCAAACGTGCGGGACTTCAACTGCGCTTCGGTATTGGCGGTAATGATCGTCGTGGAGCCTAGGCGCGTGGTCATCATCCAATCGCCGATCCAGCCCACAAACGCCGATTTGCCCACCCCGCGACCCGTGCCGGTGGCTCGCTTGTACATCTTCGGGGACTGGCCGGTGGCGATCCGATGCTGCTGCTCCAGAATATGATCGGAGAGCATATCCAGATCTTCTTTTTGCCACTTCCGAGGCCCGCCCTCCTCTTGCAGCGGCGTCCCCTGCTTGCCCCAGGGATACGCGAGCATGACGAAGTTGTAGAGATTATCCTTGATGTCCGGCGCATGCAGCGTCCGTATCAACTCCGCTTCGTCCGCCGGGCTATATTTCGTCGTGGGGGCAGGCATCTAGCGTCGGCACGGGTCCGGCAACGACTCATAGCGCCGCGCCTCATCCAACTGCTGTTGCTGCCACAACAACTGCCAGTCCCGCCCTTCCCGCGCATAGCGTGAGTCCTCGCCAATCCCCCACGATTGCGCGAATAGTGAGGCCGTGGAGGCCACCACCACACCCACCACAAACCCTATCAGCAGCTTCATACCACGCCTCCGTTCAGTAACCCCATCTCCCCCGCCGCGTCCCGATTCCGAATCACCTCATCATACACCACCGTCAGCCCAAGTTTGTACGAAAAGAACTTCATCGCCGCACTATACGCCGCTATCACATGCTCCAGATCCCGATCCACATTCGCCTCAAACTTGTACCCGTGCCCATGCATCACCAGATGCCACGCATACGGCCACACCGACACCGGACGGATGTTGTAGTAGTTGAGGACGATATTCCCCGACTTCATCTCCGTGATCGGGTCCTGCACATGGTCTCCTCGCCATACTGCAATCCCCTTCAGCGCCACGCTCCACGCCGAACAGATCGACCCCAACAGGTCATCTGAGATCATCGTCGTCTCAAACCCATCCGTCGTCACGAGCCTGAGACTGTAGTGATCTCGGGCCTTCAACAACTCCAGCTTCTCCACAAACACCCGCTCCCCCGGCTTCGACTTCTTCTTCGCCATTAGCGTCGCGCCTCCCAGTCTGCATTATTCATGCGGATCATATCCATGCGTGACGGCTCATCAATCGCCACCTCCTGCGTGTCCGGGTTATAGCGATACGGTCGCGTAGGGCGCTTCGCCGGGACACGAAATGGACGGACTAGCAACTTCCCACGCTCAAATGTCAGTAACGAGTCCAGTCTCTCCTGATACTCCTTCGTCCAAATCCCCATACACCACTCCTTTCACAAAAATTCTCCAAAAGATTCAGCGCAAGAGACAGACCGACTTCTGTGGAGCCCCTTTCAAAAAATACTGCCGAGTGCGCCAGGGAGAGCAAGGGTCCTGCTTCACCAGAGCGAGCCAGCGAATCTCACCCCCACCCCACCCGGTACCCCCCCCTACAGTAATGCATCTTCTACGTAGTTCCACTGAGTTTTGGTGAGTTGTCATAATACACCTTATCAGAACTTGTGCCTTGCAAGCTGTTGTTTTCCTTCACTTCAGGCTTGACTGCTTGTGTCGGAGTGTCCTGATACTTGCTCTCACACTGCAAGCCTTGCATCGGTTCTGGTGTGTCCATGCTTGGATCGGTGCAAGCAGAAGCAAGGGAATCAGTGGTGACGATGTTACCGTTTGGTAACGAGTTAGGTGCAGGAGCGGACTGATTCAGTGCGGAAATGCCCCTGTCCAAGGTATTGACATGGAGCAACACTCTATTTTTGGCATCCTCTAGAGCGCCTTTGAGGTCGAGATACGTTGTCTTGACATCAATCCGCTCAATCAAGAGTCCAAAGAGTTTTGACTTGTGTTCCAGTAACTTAGCAATAGCATTAGGGTTTCTGTTGTCGTAGGCAAAAGTAATGGCCTTATCGACTTCTTTCACAGCTTGATGGAGTCCATATTGCCCTTCCAGTTGGGCATTGATATGAGCGAGCTCCATGAGTTTCTGCACGGCGGGGAGATGTTCAATGCGTGTTTTCGCCTTTTGGGCCGTGTATTCATTGAATCCGGCCTTGATAGCGGCCTCATATCGAGGCATCCCGGATTGAATGAGCTTCACGTATTCGAGGTGTTGGGGTTTCAGTCGGCCAGTGGAGCGGCCTTTGCGAGGAGTTGTAGCGGTAGACATAGGGTAGAGCGGTTGTACGCCTGAGCGGGGGAGAGAGTCAAGAGTGGGGACGGCTGCGCCTTGTCGCTTCCGCTCCGGTCTGCCTATCGGCAGAATGGATGCGGCATGATGGGGGAGGATCGGAACCGGCTTCGTGTGGCGGGGTACTCGCCGCTCTATTGTGTGGTGGATAAGGTGATATCTGCCCCGTTTTGCAACACCGTGTCAAGA